ACTCGCTCCAATCTTCCAAGCTGTTTTTCGGATTCAACGTGGAGCCTTCTACTCTGCACCCGATCAAACGGTGATGGCAACTAGCTCGGACGAGTCGCTAAATGTCCTGATGGGCTAAAGCAACACCGACTGGAACTTGTCAAGGACGATGAGTTTCAGTCTTTTTTTATCTCATTTCGCTTTAGCCTATCCACAGACCAATTATCATTCTTATTAACTCTCTTACAGGAATGAGCAGGTTGCATTCGCAATTCTGTACCTAATCAATTCCCCAAGTATGAACAGTATAAAAATCAAATAGTCCCGACCAGGGCAGGTAGCTTATATTCTGCTAAAGGGCCAAAAGTAGCTCCAACAGTTCATTTGTTCACAGAAGGATAATCAAAATGTCCAAGGATACAAAGGAAAGACTCGATAATTTGTCAGCAAGGATTAACGTCCTTTGGGAAGCGATCGAGGCATTACATCTTGCAATCACTCAGATACAGACAGGTGAAACGGAAATAGAGAAACACTAGCTAAAGGGCGAACATGGAGAAGCGAAAAAAACTCAGATTTATAGCATTCCAGTTGCAAGACAGGTGGGGTGTGTTAGACCGCGAGAGTGGCGAGCTGGTCGAAAGGGCCAAGCTCATTGAACGATACCCGGAAGCATGGGCCAGGAACAGAGCAGATAAATTAAACAAGGACTAAGCACATGAGCAACAGAATCAAAGCGATCAAGATCCGCGAGGCCAAAGAAACAATCGAAAGGACACTCGAGCTGGCAGAGAAGCATCCAATCTTTGAAGCCAAGTTTCTGGATCAGGCAATCGAAGCCGAGAAACTTGTCAAAAGGTTGGAGGCTGAACGCTAATGCACATCGAAATACACATCTTCCCAAACATATTCCCAATCGATAGCAAGAGTTGGGAAAGAGATATGACTGAGTTAGGCCAAAGGGTCAACCAGGTTATCCTCGATGGAACGATCAACAAAAAAGCCTACGCAATAGGTAAGACCACATTGCTGCATCTTGATGATAGCGGCATTGTTGTAGCCACAATCGACATAAGGAAAGAATGATGCAAGGTATAGGCATCGGAGTTTGTTGCAGCGCGTGTCGAGTCAGCTACCGGCCATTGAAAAATGATATCGTAGTAGTTGAAACAATGGACGAAGCTATGAAACAGCCATATAGGTTGTGGTGTGCTGATCTAGTTGGCTGTCCAATTTGCAAACATCGATTGATTACAGGATTCGGTGCAAGTCATTATGCAGAACATTACGAAGATGATTTCCAAAAGCAGATGGATGGAGCAATTGAACGCGGAGTTCTGTTTACTATTACCGGACACTGCTACCCGATGAACGATTGGGATGGAGGCACAAATTAATGTTTTTTTTTCGAAGCAACCACAAGGAGGTAAAGGTCACAGCAACGACAGTAAGGATAAGAGGTGATTGGGGTGTCCTGCATGAAATCACTATCTACCAGGACACTCCAATTTTAACGGACCAAGAACTTGCCGATCAATTAGAGGTCGGGCTAATTACAGTCATAACCCACAGGAGAGACTGAAATGAATATTCATGTAATGATGGAAGATGCAATCAAGAAAAACAAATCCGATCACAAAGAAAGGATGAAGTTTCTGAAAAATCACAAGGAAGAATTTTTCCGTGTTGCTAATGGGCTAATCGTGATTCAAGAATGGATCATGCGATTTTCTTTTGACGTAGCTTCGCTGGATATACACATTTCCGGAGATCATCATGCATTCAAGGGAATGTTCAGTGCTTTGAGAAAACTTGGATATAATTGTGAATCTCGACCAATGGATAAAACTATGGCGAGCTGGTCTTGCTGGTGGTATCACGAAGATAAAGACAAGCATCCTTCGTTGTGGGTATCGTTCGGTTCAACCAAATGCACACGCATTCAAACTGGAACGAAGATGGTAGAGCAACCCATCTACGAAACAGTGTGTAACTAATGGCCGGCAAGATTCAAAAAGCTAATTTATTCAAGCTTGTTGATGAATTGTCAGTAACTCAGAAAACTTTGCTTGAAGGTTGCCAACTGCTGATGAAGACAAATACACAGCTTGGTATCAGATGTGACAATCTTGATGAACGTATCAATATTGCCAACAAGAGAATCAGGCGCCTCGAAGAAGCAATTCAAAGAATTATGCCGCGATGAAAAACAACTGGGATATCATCGATTATTTTCTATTTGGTATGCTTATAGCATTTATCTGGTTCTCCATTATGGTTGTTCTAGAGGCCAGGGCGCATCACGATAAAATCATAGCATCTCCACCAGCAATGCAATCAATGTATCCAGAAATCCAGCAGTGCGATAAGGAACTGTGGCTCAGGATAAAGGACGGATGCTAATGAATAAATGGCGATGTAAGCAATGCAAATGGGAAGGTATGGAAAAAGATATTGAGCTGAAAATAATTTTTGCTGCAACTCAATATGAACCATCAGAATACCTTCCTTACTGTCCATCATGCGATAGTACCCATATCGAAGAAGTAGAACAGATTCTTTGTAAAACTTGTGAAGATGAGCCTGTCAAAGACGAAGGTGATCAATGTACCGAGTGTTACACCGAAGAATGCGAGCGACACGTTGATGCTTCCAGAGGTCACTAAGTCTTCTGGTGCGTCCGTTCCGTGGATGAGGCTCCGCGGACAGTACTTTCCTGACTGAAAGAGAGTGGTAACTTAAGACCCCGCTGTTCCAGAAGATCCTGAACACCTCAGTCAACACGATCAGGTAAGTAAGCGGAACTGGATTCAATGACCGATAGGTGCAGTGGTCTAATTCAAAAGGTCGATTATGAAAAGAACATATCGAACTTGCACAAATAAAAAAACAGGTCTGATGCGTAACAAGCTAAAGACCAAAGAAATAAGCCAGCTATTCAAAAGTTGGAAACCAAACGGACCAAGTAAAGGAGAAAACTATGCAAGGTCTAATGATGCACTGCGGAGCCGAAGCAGTTCCGTATCCGATGCTAATGGAGTTACCAATTCCAGATCGGACTGATACCCACCTGCCTATTCCACATCACCAGTTCTTCGAGCTGGCACAGGACAAGCTACTCAAGCAAGGCTATGAAATCACCAATCCGCAACACTTCATCAATATGAAAGGTGCTCAGTACTTCGCAATGATGCAAATAAGGCATGAAGACGAGGATCAAAACGCGGAACACTCAACTGTATGTGCACTACGAAACAGCCATGACAAGTCTTTCACTGCGTCATTAGCAATCGGTGCAAGGGTGTTTGTCTGCGATAATCTTTCCTTTTCGGGGGACATTGTTGTAGGACGCAAGCACACGCCGCACATTTGGGACGAGCTTCCTCAAATTTTCGAGGGGGCAATCAAGAAGATTCGAGTGATGCGTAAGCGCCAGGATGTACGGTTTGCTGAGTATCGGCGAGCACCCCTTGACGATCATACGGTCGATCATCTCATCATGGAGACATACCGCGAGGGAATCATTAATCTCAGAAGGATCGGTAAAATAGATGAGGAATGGCACAACCCGAGTGCAGATCACGGCGACAAAAGTGTGTGGCGCTATTTCAATGCAGTGACAGCGGCACTTGGACCATCCAGTACACGTCAACTCATTCACTTGCCGAAGAAAACGATTGACCTGCACTTGCTCCTTGATAAGTACTGTCAAGTAGAAATGCCGGACGAGCTCTCATTAGAAGGTGAGGCCATTGAGGTAGAGCCTGAAAGAAAGAACTGGCTCAACAGGATATTGAATTGAAATCCACAAAGAGATTGAAGCCTAATGTGGGTGATATCGTCGAACATCATCTCATATCCAATGACATTGAAATTCGAGGCGAAGTAATTGACCTGCTTGATACTCAATTTACTGTGCATATTCATAAGCCTGATTCATGTAAAGGGACAACTCATTTCATTTTTTACAATGATGATTACGTTATCGTTTGATTTCTTTTCCATGCCATTTGAACTGCTGCTGTTGCTTCAAGAATATCTCTTACTATAAAAGCAGGAGCCTTTACCTTTTCAAAAAATCTTTTCTGACTGTTTTCAAGCGTGCCTTTCTTTGTCTTTACTTCCAACACGATCCATAGATTCCTGAACTGAACTAACAAATCAACTGGTTTATCAATGTCATAAACAATGCAGCCAATTTTCTCCAAGGCTGTGATGATCTCGGACTGGTTTGCATCAGGTGTACCTGTTTGTCGAGCAAATCTATTCGGCATCTCGCAGCCTTTCTTCCCATTCAGTTATATCAGTCAATTTGTACCTGATAATTCGAGGACCAAGCCGCATCCAGGCCGGTCCATAACCACTTTGTCGCCACCGAAAAAGCGTTTGTTTAACTACACCCAAGTAGTCAGCAACCTCATCAGTGCTCATTAATTCTGTGGTCATTTCGCAACAGTACCACATGAGCATTTATGATACCATTCATAGTCATAAGGACTCAGCGATGTATGACAGAAGTAAGACCATCGGAGCAAGTGACGCAGTATATATCCAATCAGGCCAATGGGCCGAGCTATACGATCGAAAGCGCACGTCAGAGCCACCAGAATGGGGGCTAGCAGCCGAAATAGGCAAGCGGTTGGAAAGGTTCAACCTCGAACTGTTTAAGCATGAGACAGGACGTGAGGTACTCATAAAGAACAGTTGGCAGCAGAACCCAATCACATATAGGCTCAATAAGTGGTGTAAATACTTACCTGACGGCCTGACCATCGATCAAGACGAAGGCGCAGCCGAAGACGGACTAGCTGCAGAACCACGCATACCCATCGAAGCTAAGTGCATCAACATGATGTGGAAGCCTCATAATCTGTTGACCAAGTACATGCCACAACTTCAACACGCAATGCGAGTAATGGGCGCACCGTATTGCTGGTTCTCAGTAATCTACCTCAACACCAAGTACGAATGCACCAAGATTCCATACGACCCACCGTATGACAATGCCCTGTTCGAGAAGGAAGAACTGTTTGCTTGGATGCTCAAGACAGGCACCAGGCCACCGCAAAAGAAAGGGAGAAAATGGGTATGAAACTGTTACACGAAATAATTCCAATCGAAGACCTGCGAAAGCTGGACAAAGATAAGTACCCGGAAGGATTCTTTCACTGGCTCCAGTACAACGAACACATCTGGCTCCAATTCGAAAGGCACGCTCGCACAATGGCAGATAAGCGTGACCGCTATTCAGCAAGAACAATCATCGAAGTCATGCGATGGAACAGCGACCTGCGCGAGAAGCAAGGCAAGCCACTATTCAAACTCAGCAACAACATGACACCGGGACTGGCAAGGCTGTGGATGGCCAAACACCAGTTGAAGTATTGCAATAAGAAATTTTTTCAGCTCAACAAATGAGGAACGATCATGGGAAAGATGAAGGACGAAGCGATCAAGAAGGACAACGAGGAAAAAGAAACCGGCACGATGAGGATATGGGATCAGGTCAGCAAAACCGATATCGATCACACCAAGGAAGTTTCGTTCGGACGCAAGTTTACAGCGATCGATGCACACTCTCAAATTATGGAGGCGACAAAATTGTTTGGACCCATCGGCGAAGGATGGGGATACACAAACATCTATGGTGAACTGCATCTGACCGATGGACGAGTCGTTGCATGGTGTGATGTTACATTTTGGTGGCAACCTGAAGGTAGTTGGGAAGGTATTAAAACAGCCGGTTATCGTAGAGAGTTCGGACCAGTACGCGGCGCCGCCATGATGATCAACTTTGAGAAAGGCAAAGTCACTTTCAAAATACCAGATACAGATGCCTACAAGAAAGCATCAACTGATGGACTGACAAAACTCCTGTCTCATCTTGGATTCAATGCCGATGTGTTCCTTGGAATGTTTGACGACAACAAATACATCGCTGGCTTGAAGAAAGAAAAGGACGAAGAAGCAGGAACCTCGGCGGAGCTGTACCAACAAGATCGTAAAGAGTTCATCAGTAAGATCGAGAAATGTAAGACGTCAAAGGATATGAATAATGTCTTGGCAGATTACAAAATCTGGATCGACAGGCTCCCACCAGGAACAGCAGTAGAACTTCGTGGTTGGGTTGAAAAAATGAAGACAGCAGGAACGGAGAAAAAGAATGGATGAAAAAGAAGAACAAATAAAGAAGCTAAACCAAGAACTTCGGCAGCTCAGACTGGTTAATCAACGGCAACGCAGTGCGATCAAACACCTAATCAAAGCACTCACTGCACAAGGAGGATACGGATAATGGATCTTAACAAAGTAATGTTAATGGGCCATGTTGGTCAAGAGCCCACGTATCACCGAATGAGTAGTGGCACAGACCTGTGCAAATTCTCAATTGCCACATCAAGACGATGGAAAGATAAGAATACTGGTGAACGAAGGGAGGATACCAGTTGGCACAACATCGTTGTATTCAATCCTTACCTAGTAAAAAAAGTCTGCATGGTTTTTATAAAGAAAGGTAGTCGAGTTTATATCGAAGGAGAACTGAAGACACGCACCTATGACAAAGACGGCGAAAAGAGATACATAACAGAAGTTATCGTGCCGCAAGTAAAGGGTGAACTGTTCGTAGTCGAGAAGGGTAAAGGTTGGGACACCAACGAGACTCCGGGCAGTGAACGAGGCCGAGGCAGCGGCAGCGGTGGCCCGGTACAAGCCGGAGCAGCCGCACAAACTGCAATGGATAGCAACAGGGAGTTTGACGATGATATCCCCTTCTAAGAAATCAGATAATTACAAATGGACAGTAGTTCGTCACTCAGGATTCGGCTATGGTAATAATCCACAGTTTATAGGTGGATTGGAATCACACGATGTCAATACTAAAGCAGCTATTAAAAAAGTAGAAGCAGCAGGTGGTTTGATATTTGATGGCTATTCAGAAGCAGAAGACTTCGCTGAGTTTGCCATGTACTACAAGAGCAAAGGATTGATTCCAACTGCCGATTTGTACGGTGGATTCTCAAAGAAAGCTATTGATGGGTTACAAATATTCATACCAACCACCGGCATAACTGAAAAATGGAATACGTCCAATGAAAACTCCATCTAAAAATACAGTCTACGAAGTGCCAACACCATTGATGCAATGTGGACACGCAGCCAACGCAGTCTGCACCAACAAAGGGGGAGTCCATTACGATCCCCCTATTCCATCGTGTGCTATCTGTTCCTGCATTGATGTAGCAACCGATGCTGTTAACCTGACAAATCGTAAAGCACGATGCTGCAACCAAGCCAGCTTAAAGGATTCAAATCTCGATCTCGCATTCTTTGAATACAAAGGACCAGGCAGCATAAGAGCAGCAACAATGTGTGATAACTGCCACTACAGTCAAGTAGCACACGATCCAGAGGTAACAAAGAATTACGTTCACGGAAAACCAAAGAGAGTATGCGACCAATTTATGCCGCATGGCGCATACGAGTTCGACTCTTATTATTGCGGTCATTCAGGATGGGACTAATGACAGAAATTACAGTCAAGATCGACCAGCTCAAGCAGTCAGTTTCCAATGTGCGTAGCAAACACAGCAAGGAAGATATCGACATGATGACCAAGAGCATCACACACCGGGGAATAATCCACCCGCCCGCTGTTGCCAAAAATGGTGACGGCAGTTACGAAGTAGTAGCGGGGTTTCTCCGTGTGCTTGGAGCAACAAAGGCAGGGATCAAAGAGATCCGTTGCCTCGATGTATCTGCATTCACTCCAAGCGAACGAGTCGAACTGTCCTTATCAGAGAATGTGGACAGGCGGAACATGACTGCAATGCAATACTACGCAGCATTCAACAAGCTATTCAAAGCCGGAATGCCTGTCGCAAAAATTGGTGAGCGATTCAACAAGACAGAACGCGAGGTGCAGCAGCTTCTTGCAATCGGTAGCTTGCCAAAGAAGATTCTCGATTGGGCTGATGATGACCAGATCGGTGATCGCACTCTGGAAGCACTAGCTATCGCAAATGGCAAGGATGTTGTCAGGTATTGCAAGCTCAGTGCCAAGGACAGGCCACGGGATTGGGAAATTCAGAAGTGGCTGGCCGGCGAGAAGGGTATGTTCATGGAGAAATTCGCTATCTTCGATCTTGATAAGTATGTAGGTCCGAAGATAACTGACCTGTTTGCACCCGAAGATGAGGTATGGATAACAGACGGTGAACAGTTCTGGATTCTGCAGCACACTGCGATCTTAGCCAAGATCAAAGAGTACGCAGACAAGCACTACGTTGTCGAACAAGTTGAACACTTCCAATCATGGGCATACGAGCGTGTATCCAAGAAGAAAGGTGGCAAGGTAATCTGGTCAAAATCCGAAAGGACAGGCGAGGTACAGTTCTATGTTGGCTACAAGCGAATAGGCAAAGCTGGCACAGCACCAAAGGCGAAGGGATCCGACGGCAAGCCGCAGGCGAAGCCGGAAATATCCCAAGCCTTCAATGACTTCATGGCTGAGACACGCCACGCCGCAGTACAACGTCACATGATCGACAATAAAGGCAGTGGCCTGGTTGCTACCTTGATCTTGTTACTCAAGCAATGCGACAACGTGATGTTCCGGTCAGGTGGCAAAGCATTGAGCGATGCCTACGGAGATTCATTGCACAGCAGCGACAACTCAATCGTTGTTCACGATGATTACACCGAAATGCTAACCACACTTGGACTCAAGAACGGTCACACATGGGATGTAAAAATTGCCAAACTTGGGCCAGCATTGATGGAGTATTCACAATCCACATTGATAAGCTGGATCGTCTTGACGATTGCATACCAGTGGGACTGCGA